AAAAGAATCATAGTATTAAATGAATTTTTAGCAGATAAGTCCTGTCAGCACTGTGGGGAAAGTGAAACAATATGTCTAAAATTCTATCCCCACGATTCAGAGATACGTAAAATAACGAAACGAGTCGGGACTAGTAACAAGTCTCGACAAGAAATTTTTCATCTTATGAAGAAATCTCATATTCTCTGCTCCAATTGTTGGATTAAATCAGACAATGATTTAATCGAATTTATCTAAAATTACCAATTACTTCCATAATCCCTCACTACTGGATTCCATCTTGTACCATATTCATCGACAACTTCACCTATATTTTCATCTTCTAATCCTGTAACAACAAAACCAAAAGGTGCCATATCCTGCTCTAATGCATCCTGCTGCTCTCTCATCATAGTAGATCGAACATCAACATCTGTTAATTCCTTAAAATATTGTTGATCACTAGCCCATGCAAATAGAAAGAGACATGCTACTAAGTCATCCGTACATCCCTCATCGGCCTCAAAAGAACTCCCCTTTACAATAAAGGTGGATAATTCACTAATCGTATCCAAATCTTCTATAATAAGTTTATTATCTTCAACTAACTGTTTCAAATTAGAACATCCTGTCTTCTTGACAGCTTTAGTGGTTCTTACTCCCAATTGTGCTCTACCCCCTGAGAACCCCCCTCCAAGGACTTGGCCTGCACGACCACGCATGGAAGCCATCATTAGGTTGTCATACTCCAAATCAAACTGTAAAGTGTTTGCTACCTGTTCTCCTATATCATTTACTTCCACCATAACAAATGCCTGATTATATGCTCGTGCAACATCATATATTTTACTGGGAAACAGTAGAGGTTTAATCTCATTATCCCTGTATTTTGCAACCAACTTGTATGGTATTTGAGATATATCTATAACTGTAAAAGCAGAATAATCTTTCGCAGTTCCTCTTGACACATCAACGGATATCATATATGTATGTTCTTTTTTGGGTGTTTCATATTGATCTAACCCTGCATTGGACTTTATTGGTTCTCTATATGCAAGTGTTCTAAGTTTTGCTGGTGTAATAAGTGTATCAATAGAACCTAAGAATTCACACTCAAACTCTGTGTTAAACTGAGATTCAGAGGTATTCTTGATTGTTTCTTCTTTCCATTTAGCATCTCGGCCAGGAACTTCACTCCAATGTACCTCTATAGGAACATACGTATTCCTACCTTCTTCAGCATCTACCCACATTTTATAGAACATATTCATACCGTGTGGTGTGGATACGATTATTACTTTACTCGTTTGTCCAGAAGATATTGTAGGATACACTGAGGAAAAGAACTGTTCTGCTACATTAGCTGGGACATAAGCGAACTCATCCAGAAATATAATATTGTAAGAACCCCCACGCACAGCACTAGCGCTTGTAGAAGACGCCAATATTTTGGACCCGTTCTCAAGTTCTAAACTCCCTTTGTTCCATGTCATTACTCCTTGTTGTAACCATTTAGGAAGATGCTCATATGCAAGTTGCAAACGTGATAGCAGGTCACGAGCTACAGCAGCCTTATTTGCAAGAATTGCTACATTAACTGTTGCATTGAATAATACATAATGTAGAAGATAAGCAATAATAATAGTTGATTTTCCAGACTGTCGAGGTAATTTACAAATCGTGAAACGATTGCTATGAAATGTTCCCACCATTTCTTTTTGAAAAGAGTACATATGAAAGGGGATAAGGCCTTTATCAAGAGAAACAATCCTTACATAATTTTCTATAAAATATTGTGGATTGTCCATACATTTTGTGTATTCCTCAACTTCTTCCTTTGTCCATTCCTGAGAGACATTTGCTTTCTTGAGATTGGGGTTTCCTAGATAGACAGCATCTGTCATTTTATTCCTCTATTAAAAAGTTAGCTGCTATACTTATTCTTGTTGAATCAGATACATTTGTACCCACACCGTGCTCTAACCAACTTGGAAATAATATAACTTCTCCTGTTTGAAATGGCCTTTTTCTAACTACATTGGCATAAGGGTCTTTTAAATAATGATGAGATCGATCCATTTGTTCTAATGGTCTTGGATCTTTTAAATAAAGATTTGCATCTCCTGTAGGTGTGACATAGTAAACACAAGACCAACTAGCTTCCTCATGAATATGAGGTAAAGTATACTCACCCTTTCTACTTATATTAGCCCAACTATTAATCATTCTAATTGTAGCACTATCAACATAAGTCTCACTTAATATTTCATTTACATAACGAATGAGGTATTTTTTTAAATTAGAAAATGCTGTTCCAGTTTCAAGTAAATCTTTATTACTTTGCCAGCCTCCTCCTTGTATTGGGTCGAACTTAAATCCCAATCCCCTCTTTTCTCGGGCCATGATCTCTTTTCGCATTTGTTCATTATTCATATCTTCAATTTTAAAGACAAACGTAGTTGTAGACCACGAATGAAATTTTTTTACATTAATCAAATATTTTCGCCTCCAACTTTATCTTTCAATATATTTTGTAATTCTTTTGTAGACCCCACAAATAATGCGTTAGTTACATTCTTCGGTGCATTATCAGGAACCTCTTTGAGTTTCCTCATTTTCTCTTGTAAGTCTCCAAGTTTTTCAGTAACCTCTGCAACATTTTTGATGAGTTGTCCTGCCACTTCGTAGGCTCTTGGATGTTCTCCTTCTCTGGCCAGCTCGAGTATGCCGTCAATAGCGACGGAACCCCGTTCAACCAATTTGTAGAAGTTTTCTCGTTGGTATTCATAATCTTTCTCTACATCCTCCTCATTTTTATATTGTTGAGCAGTGACAGGTGGAGCTACTTTTGCTGGCCATCCAACACCCATTGAAATACTGCCAGGTTTAACATCAACATCACCCACCCAAGGATGTTCAATTATATCTTGCTGTAATGGGTCTTGAACAACACCTAATTCTTTATCTATTTTTTCTGTCATAATTTACCATTTAATTTACTTGCAAGGCCATCAAACTGATCTCTTATGCGATTTGTAAAATCCCATAGACTAGATATTTGCTTACCATGTATATCAATCTCTGCCCGCTGCTTTACGGTTTCTACATATGTATCACGCCGTTCGAGCTCTGATTGCATATTATCCACATCTTTTCTTAGATTTCTAACTTCAGATTGTAGGCGTACTGCTACTACAATTGCTCCCAATAAAAATAGAATTTGATGCCAATATTCTGTGACTATTTCCATAGGTTCTCCTAATCGGTTGTTCCAGAACGGCCGGGGCCATCAGTATCTTCTCCAGTTTCAGTATCAAATTCTTGTGCATCTACAAAGAATGATGTAGTTTCATTAAATCCAAAATCATCATCAGCTTCAGCTGTTTCTGGTTTTGGTGTTACTTTATATCTTTGCTCCCTTTTCGGCGAAGTATCTTGTAAGTCTGTGTATTGATCAACCTGTACTGTCTTAATAACCTTACTGGAAGTAACAGGACCGTAAAGGTAAAATTTTGCAGTAAATGACAAAGTATATATAAGAGCTCTACGTGTAGTAAAATCTCCCTGATAGGTGTCCTCATAAGCTATACTATTTAATATTATAGGAACATCTCTTTTAATTCCCATATCAGGCTGATCATTAATTGTAAAAGTATAGTCTGGTTGAAAATAAGGAAGAATTTGTTCCACTATCTGCAACGCATCATCAGATTGTTTTGCCATCACATATAATTCAATATCGATATTATAAGGGACGGGCATAAATTGTGTATCCAGCTGAGATGATTTAGCACCCTTCACCTTTTTAAATTTTTGAACACGATTTAATTTTCTAGTAGGATCGTATGATAAATTTGTTATCTCAAAACCAATTCTTGGTAAAGTAATAGCAACTGTTTTAGATAAATCTGCATCCTCTCTTAAACGAACAAGAAATTTTTCTCTTGGACCGTATGCAAGAGGAACCTTCATGGATTGAGATATATTTCCAGAACTATCTTTACGAACTAAATTAATATTATTAAACATCGTTCCAAAAGAAACTATGACCTTTCTTATGGTTTCATGGTAGAACTGGGTTCCCAACATTATACCATCTCCTCTTTCTTCATTGCATATCTTTCACGCCTCTTGGTATTATATTCATCTTTTCTTAGATGGTATGTTTCCTTATGTC